CAGACGCTATCATTGCTGCGCAAGAAGCATTAACTGATGCTAAAATGCAACTAGAGACTGTAAAAAATTATCGTGTTCCCTCTTTACAAGAGGAAAGGAATGAGGTACAAACGCAGTATACCCAACCTCAAAAGGTTCAACCAGACGAAAAGTCACTGCGCTGGCAGGCAAAAAACCAGTGGTTTGGTTCATCGGGGTTTGAGGAAGTTACCAGCTACGCACTAGGGCTGCATCAAAAACTAGTCAACGGGGGCATAGACCCACGCAATGATGAGTATTTCGAGCAAATTGATGCTCGCATAAAGTCAAAGTTCCCTGAAGTATTCGGTGGTTCTGACGACAGAAAATCTGCTGACGCTAATAGAAGGCCTTCAACAGTTGTTGCGCCTGCCGGACGTTCTACATCCGCAGGAAAGGTCAAACTAACTACCACGCAAGTTGCGTTGGCAAAGAAGTTTGGATTAACCCCGCAGCAATACGCTGCACAAGTAGTTAAATTGGAGGCTCAAAATGGCTGATAACAGATCAAATCGTGACACAGTTTCACGCGACAAAAACGCTCGGTACGTATATACACCATCGAGCACACTGCCCGATCCGACACCGGAACCCGGATATGTCTATCGCTGGATAGCGACGCATATCATGGGACAAGCCGATCCAACCAACGTGTCTCGTAAGATGCGCGATGGCTGGGTGCCAGTGAAGGCAGTAGACCATCCAGAGCTTATGCTTGAGGCGAATGAAAAGACAGGCAACGTCGAGATTGGTGGGTTGATGCTATGCAAACAACCTTCTGAACAAGCCAAAGCCCGTGACGAGTATTTCAACAAACAAGCGCAAAATCAGATGGACTCAGTTGACAATCACTTTATGCGAAACAATGATCCAAGGATGCCTCTGTTCTCCGACCGCAAGTCGACAGTCAGTCGCGGAGCTGGGTTTGGTTCTGGTTCTAAATAAATTAAGGAGTCCTTAAATGGCTTATCCCGTCATCGCAGCCCCTTACGGGCTAAAACCAGTCAATTTGATTGGCGGACAGGTATTTGCTGGTTCTACCCGTGAATTACCTATCACTTACGGCTATGCTACAAACATCTTTTATGGTGATTTTGTAACAGTAGTTCGTGGTGATTTACAACGCATTAGCGTTACAACAGGTGTAGTAGGCACGCTCATGGGAGTTTTCCTTGGCTGTCGCTATACTAATCCCCTCACTAAACAATTGACTTTCTCGCAATATTGGCCCGCTTCAACGCTGGCTGGTGATGCAGTAGCTATTATTTGTGATGATCCTGACACAGTGTTCAAAGCTGCAATGGTATCTGGTACTACAGTTATTGCTTCTGCTGCTCGCTGTATGATTGGGCAAAACTTGGCTGCTGTTAACAATACAGGTAATGTTAATACTGGCGATTCAGCTAACGCTGTTTTGGCAGATACTTCCCTAGCACTTACTGCGGCTTTGCCAATTCGTGTTATTGGGCTGGTTCCTGACTCTATGGTGGCACAAGGTACGGGCGTTTACTCCAGTATCAGTACCGCTACCGTTACGCTTGCTTCGGCTCTTACGTTTACGCCGGTAGTTGGCTCTGACGTTGGCTCCATTGCAGCAAATGGTCAGTACATTGCCAGCGGTTCGTATGTTGCTTCTGTAACAAACTCTACAACGGTTGTGCTTAATGCAGCGCCGCTAGTAGCATTTGCTGCGGCTTCAACAATTGTCTTTAACCAATATCCAGAAGTACTCGTGAAAATCAATTTTGGTTTGCACAAATACTATGCTGGTACTGCTGTCGCATAATAAAGGAGCTTAAATCATGGCTATTTCCCGCGCACAATTATTGAAAGAGCTGCTCCCAGGCTTGAACGCATTGTTCGGTTTAGAGTATGCACGTTACGGCGAAGAGCATAAAGAGTTTTACGAAACAGAGAAGTCTGAGCGTAGCTTTGAAGAAGAGACCAAGCTTGCTGGTTTCTCCGCTGCTCCAGTTAAGAATGAAGGTTCTGCAATTGCTTATGACAATGCGCAAGAAGCTTTCACGGCTCGCTACAACCACGAAACCATCGCTTTAGGCTTCTCCATCACTGAAGAAGCTGTAGAAGATAACTTGTATGACTCATTGTCTGCTCGTTACACCAAAGCTTTGGCTCGTGCTATGGCGTACACCAAGCAAGTTAAAGCTGCTTCTGTTATCAATAACGGATTCAGTGGTGCTTATACTGGTGGCGATGGTGTTGCTCTATTCAGCACATCTCACCCATTGGTGAACGGTGGTACAAACTCCAACACTCCTACAACCCAAGTTGATTTGAACGAGACTTCCTTGGAAGCCGCCGTTATTCAGATCGCTGCTTGGACAGATGAGCGTGGACTTTTGATCGCCGCTAAACCACGTAAGCTGATTGTTCCCCCAGCTTTAATGTTCGTTGCAAAACGTCTGTTAGATACCGAACTCCGCGTCGGCACTACTGACAATGACATCAACGCCATTAAACAAATGGGCGCAATCCCTGAAGGTTACTGTGTTAATCACTTCTTGACCGATTCAAACGGTTGGTATTTGACGACTGACGTACCTAACGGCTTGAAGCACTTTGAGCGTATGGCTTTGGTTAACTCAATGGATGGAGACTTCGACACGGGCAACGTCCGTTACAAAGCTCGTGAGCGTTATTCATTTGGTTGGTCAGACCCATTGGGAATCTGGGGATCAGCAGGTTCTTGATAGAGTAGAAAAGGGGGCTTGTGCCTCCTTTTCTTTTGGTGTATATTAGAACTATTCCGGGCTTTCCGGTGTATCAAACAGTCCCGGCTGATGACATACCAATTGATACACTTAACTTGTATGTAAGGAGATCCTCATGGGATTCGCAACTCACCTTGGCCCTTGGCTGCTTGGCACCGTAAAAAATACGACTGGCACAACTGCTGGCACAATTCGCAATTTAGGCGCAACTACTGTTGCTCAGACCTATACTGCCGCTACCGCAACCATTTTGGCAAGCCCTACCGCAGTGCAGATGTTTACATTGCCCGCAGGCGCAAAGATTGTGCGATTCAATATTGAAGTTGCTGTTGCTTTAACTGGCGCATCTAACTGTGGCGTTACCATTGGTAGCTCTGGAACAAGTAACTTGTACATGACTTCCGTAAATAGCGGAACAACTGCGGTTCAAACTTCACCTGCTACGATTGCTGCTGCTACGCAAGCTGCGTATACTGCAATTGGCACAACCGATGCAATCATTTACGGCACGTTTACAGCGGCAACCGCCGACGCATCTGCTGGTTCGATTGTGGTTACTGTTGAGTATATTGTGCGTAACTCTGATGGCGTTGCTAATCCTTCCAACACACAAGCCTAATTAGGAGCATCACATGACGATGCAAACAGACGTAAAGTCAGCACACCTTAGTGCGGCTGGTTCTTACTATACAGGGCGTACTCGTTTACGTGGTTTTGTTGTGGCTCCGAAAGCCAGTACAGCAGCCACGTTTGAAATTCGAGATGGTGGTGCTTCGGCTGCGGTTTTATACACAATGGACATAGCAAGCCTTGGCACACCAAATACGACTTCCGTGTTAATTCCCGGAGAAGGTATTTTGGCTTCCACTGGGTTGTATTTGACAACAAGTACGGGTACTGTGACTGGTATAACGGTGTTCTATGGCTAGCCCTGCATGGCAACGCAAAGAAG